TGTGAGCGGCGGGGGTCTGCGGGGTCTTGCCCTGCACCCTTAACCGCAAGGGGTACACCCTGTGAGCGGCGGGGGTCTGCGGGTGCGGGCGTTCTGTCCAAAAAGAAAAGGGCGGGGGCGTTGTCTGCCCCCGCCTGTCGGCGGTCTGTGCGCTGTCTGTCAGTCCTGCGGGTTGTATCCGTTGGCGGTCAATCCTGCGGCGGTTGCTTTGGTCTGTATCTGTTTCACGGTCTTAACAATGGCGTTGTTGCTTACACCGAGATATGTTGCAATCGCCTTGTACCCCTTGCCCTGCATACGGAGTTTCAGTATTTGTGCCTGTCTGTCGGTCAATTCCATTCTTGCAACGAGGGTTTCGTACTGTTCAACAGTATCGCCGCCCGTGGTATAATTGCCGTTGCAATCGAACCCGCCGAGGTCGGTATACTTGCCAAGTCTGTAATAGATGGTGTCAAGTCCGTCTGCGGTCAAATCCTCAATGTAGCTGTACCCGTTGCGGGGGTCGGTCTGCATTGCGCGGCTGTCCTGTACCGCCTTGCGTACTGCTCTATACACTTCCTGTATCGGGGTTGTTTCGGTGTCCTTGTATGCGGCGGAGTCTGTGCGCTGAATGTATACCCGTTTGGAAAGTCTGCGGACAGTATACGGAGTGTCAAGCCATTCTGTGCCGCTGTCGGCGTGGTCTGCCGCTTGTTCGAGTATTGCAAGGGCGGCTGTCTGTATAAGGTCAATGCCGTCGGTCAGAGTGTCGGCGGCAAGGGCTGTCAATGCGTTGTATGCGTCTTTGTCGGCAATCTCTGTTACGGTGTCCCCGTCGGCGTTGTACGTCGTGCGGGTCGCACGTTCGGAACAATAGCGGGTATTTTCAAGGGTTGCAAGGTCTTGCGCTATGCCCCTTTTGAGTGCAACGAGTGCGGGGTTGTGTCCGCTGTCGCTGACCTTGTCGGCGGTCTGTGCGGTCTTGCGTTGGGGGTCAATGCACTTGTTCAATACAGAGTATGCAACGGCGGTTGCAAGGGCGGTCAATTCCGTTCCGGTGTCCTTGCCGCTTGCAAGGGCGGTTTCATAGTTGCGCTTGACCTGTTCAAAGTTGGGGCGGGTTGCGTTGGTGGTGGTTGTTTTGGTTGCGTTCATAATGTACCTTCCTTTTCTGTCGGCGGGTGGTTTGGTTTTGCGGGTTGCCGTTTGGTTTCGGCTTGTGGTGTACCCGCTTGCCCTGCCTGACACTAAAGATTATAGCACACAATTTCCCATTTGTCAACACTAAATTTTCAACAACGGGAAATTTTTTTGTTCTGCCCATAATCGCAAGGGGTACACCCTGCCGCCGTTGCTTTTTCTGCCCCTGTTTTGACTTGCCCTTTTCCCGCTATGGCAAGTAGGGGGGCGTGGTTATGATATTTTGACCCCCTGCCACCCCTGCGAACTGTGGTAGTCGGTTCATCTCACACTCAGCCCTTGATTTTTACCTTTGCCCTCCAACCGGTCAAAAACGCTTGTGATACAAGGATTTTTCGTCAGCTTTTGTCCAACAAAGCCATATTGGTTAAGCCTTTTGCGTAGCAGCTTTTTATCCAGAGATGAACTTGCCAAAAGAGAAAAAGGCTTAACTGAGCACCCTCCATTTAACATTTTATTTTCACTGCTTTTCTTTCAGTTGTCTCCTATAATGACTTGAATTTCACCCGCAAATTTGATATAATATATACATATCAAGGTAATTAAATAAACAACATCACCCCACATAAGGAACAGGAGGATATTATACAATGGCTCAAATCATTCAGGTTGACTTTGCCAAATTCAATAGTGGTGTTATTGATGTGAGTGCAGTCCAGAAGAGTTGCCGTAAGCTCAAAGCCGGTCTCATTGCCCCCGCTGCTGAAGAGGTAACTCAGGAACTTGCAGTTGAGCACTCCGCAGAACCCATCAAAGACATGGGCGACATCATCCGCATCTCCCAGTTCCTTATTGGACAGAAGCGGTTCAGAGATAATATGCTTTTCATCGTTGGTATCAACTTCGGTCTTCGTGTAAGTGACTTACGCTCACTCCGGTTCACCAATCTTATCAATGATGATTGTACATTCCGTGACCGTTTTGCCATCTTTGAGAAGAAAACCCAGAATACTCGTAAGCACAAGCGCAACCGCTACATTACCATCAACACTGCAGTTGTTGAGGCGGTTACTCTCTATCTGGAAAACACTCATGGTATTCGCTTGAGTGATTATATGTTCCGCAGCGAATCCAATAACGGTAGCAACAAGAACGAACCGATGACCAAGCAGGCTGTAGATTATATGTTAAAGGGTATCGCTCGTGAGCTCGGTCTCGGTAACCGCATGGCTACCCACTCTCTGCGTAAGACCTTTGCATACCATCAGATGGTCATGAGCGGCAACGACCCTCGTAAGCTTCTGCTCCTTCAGAAGATGTTCGGTCACTCCACCGCTGCACAGACTCTGGACTATATCGGTATTACCAGTGAAGAGATTGACGAAGCATATCGTAAGCTTAACCTCGGAAGCACAACCTGCAACTATCTGATTGACAGTGACCTTGGCGAAAGCGAAACGCTGATGGCATGACCCACTGGTGCTCATTGACAACTGCATATTTACCGTCCAAAATCAATTTTAGGACACACCATGTGTCCTGACCGTTTCGGCAAAGCCTTGTCCCACAACGATTTTTCCACCTCGCCTTATAAAAGAAATAAGGCAAGTAATTTGAAAGCTTCTCAACAATGGTTAGAGTCGCTGCGTTCTTAGCAACGGTATAGACAGCCGAGCGGATTTTTCGTGTCCTATTTTTATAGATGACTATAAATTCAAAACAGAAAGGGCGTGATTCCTATACTGGATTTCGCTATTTATAAGGTGGTGTCTTACGGATGAACACCATCACTGTAGTTGATGCCCGAATGGGCAGAGGTAAATCCTCCGCTGCCATCCGGTACATGAACCGATATAAAGGAACGAAGAAGTTCCTCTACATAACTCCGTACCTTAACGAGGTTGACCGAATCTGTGAGCAATGTGATTTCGACCAATCTGACAGTGATTACATGAGTAAATCCACAGAGCTCAAGATTCATATGCGCAACGGTAAGAATGTAGCCGCCACTCACTCGCTGTTCTATCTTATGGATGAGGAAGCGTTGGAACTTGTTCGTGCCAATCATTACTCGCTGATTATTGATGAAAGCATTCAGGTTATTGAACGTCTAAATGTTACCGAGAAGGATTTCGACCTTATTGTCAATCAGCTTACTGAAGAAGACGAGGACGGTGTCTTACACTGGAAGGACAAAGAGTATACCGGACGGTTCTACGATTATAAGGAAATGGCTGACGTAGGTTCGCTCTATCAACTGGATAGCGCCCTCTTAAACATTATGAGTCCGTCAATGCTACGAGCGTTTGAGGAAGTGTTCATGCTGACGTATCTGTTCGACGGTCAATATCAAAAAGCCTATCTCGACTTCTTTGGATTTGAATACCGAATCATTGGAGTGGAGCAGGATGCCGACGGATACTATTTTTCTGACGCTCCCGATAACCCGCCGCCGCTTGACTACCGTAAGCTCATCAACATAATTGAGAACCCTAAGTTGAATCGTCCCGGAGATGGCAAGTATGCTCTGTCGAAGAATTGGTTTGCTCGACGCGGGTACGATAATGCCGAGGTAAAAGCACTTCGTAATAATCTGAAGAAGTTTTTCCAAGGTATCCCTGACGGAGACGCCACGACCCGACTTTGGACTTCCTTCAAGGACGACCAGATGAAACTGACCGATGCACGCACCGGACGGTTCCGCAAGAACTTCTTACAGGTAAGTGCACGTGCCACCAATGAATTTCGTGACCGAACAGACATTGCCTATATGGTCAACCGCTTTGTTGACCCCAATCTGATGAAGTTCTTTGCCACCAAGGATATCACCATAAATGCCGACCACTTTGCGCTATCTGAAATGCTGCAGTGGATTTGGCGTAGTGCTATCCGCGATGATAAACCTATTAACCTATACATACCGAGCAGCCGAATGAGAGAACTGCTTATCAACTGGATTGATAATACCAATAAAGGAGGACGTTCTGAATGAACGATAAGGATTGCAAAACCTGTTTATATGATGATATCTGCAAGTCAAAGACGGCTTGCAAACACTACACACCAGCAGACGATGAGATGTCCGATGCCGAGCTTGATGAATACATAGAAAACGCCCGCCGCGAATTTCACAACGAATGGTGGAAGTATATCGACGAAGACGCTGAATAAGCATTTTATTTTTTTGGAACATCAACATAATTAAATAAACCACAAGAGAGGTGAACCACACTGTCTAAACAGTTAGTATGCCAGAAATACATATTCAAACTGCACAGCAGCCGTTTGCGTAAAGCCAAGTGGAACTTAACGCTGCCTGTAGCAGAAGCCAGAAAAAACGATGAAGTCATTTCGTTGGCGGACAGTCAAGTTCTCCGTTGGCTCGATGAATTAAACGGTATAACGGATGCCGAGAGCCGGGCGAGGGAAATAAAAGCTGAGATTCGACAGCTTAGGAAAGAACAGAACAGCGTGCAGAATCGGAAGCGTGTCAAGCAATTATACGCTGAACTTGATGAAATTCAGTTCAAACCGGATTATCTTTGCGTAATTATTGACCGCGAAAAAGATTATCTCCGTGCGTGTCGCGGATTCAAGATAAACGGTCTGAAGTATCAGCGACTGCTCGGCACGAATGGCGGTGTCAAGAATAGTACCATTGTATTTATCAGCGACCGTCACGCAGACGAAATCAAACGCCGTATCAACAATGGTCGGAACATGGAAAAGGAAATGGTGCCAGCCAAGCTGGAAGCATATAAGGCGTTGACGTGTAGTGCGTCTATTCCTGTGTCTATGCCCAATGGCATTCTTGTAGTTCGTGACTGTGAAACTGAGTTTCTGTCAGATATCATTTATCTGAATGACGAAACAGAGGGCGAACCTGTTATGGAAGAACGTAAGCAGGTGCCTGTCCAACTTAATGAGTCAGACGGTTACGGACTGATGCTCCCGTCGCTCGCTCGTCGATGGGGAGAAGAGCTTGGACTTGATTATCTTGTGAGTGGTGTCAACACCCGCTTCTGCTGGGAAAAGGGGATGGTATTTACCTTTGACTTCGTTGACTTTGCAGAGAAGGTTGCCAATCAATATATTGTTCGTGACGCATGGGGGAATGAAGTCGATATCCGAAATGTCGAGCTGATTTTAACCACTTCTATGCTGAAGCTTTGGGATTCCTATAAGAGTTGTGACGATTATGTTCAGAATTGCTTGAGCAACGGTTATACATTCGGTATTGCTAAGACCTGCCCCAAGGAACTCGAACCGGAACGCACACTGAACTATCAGTTCATCCAAAGCTATGATTTGAGTGATGAAGACATTGAGGAGCTCATCAAACCTACAATGGATGAGATTCGTGATGTTCTTTATGCAGACCATGTTAAGACCCTTCTTTTCCTGAAAGGTGCGGGTTTGAACGAGAACAATATCAGTCGTGTAGAAAACGATTATGCGAAGGCAATTATGATTGACCCTGAAATGCTCAACGACCCGTATGTTCAGAATAACATCTACCAGATGATAAAGAACCGTATCAATGAAGCCAAGGTGGGCGTTCTGAAAGTGCACGGTAACTACTCTATCGTATGCGGTGACCCCTACTCACTGTGCCAGAGCATCTTCGGACTGGAAGTAACAGGACTTTTGAAAGCGGGAGAAATCTATAACGGGTATTGGCGTAAGCAGGGTTCTGAAAAGTTGGCTTGTTTCCGTGCTCCAATGACCTGCCACAACAACATCCGCTTGGTTCATCCACACTACAGTACCGAAGCCGACTATTGGTATCAGTACATGACAACCTGCACTCTGTTCAATTCTTGGGACACCGCCGCCCACGCACTGAATGGTATGGATAAAGACGGCGACCTTGTTATGCTCACCGACAACCCTGTTCTTGTTAATCGGTTGAAAGAACTTCCGTCTCTGATGTGTGTACAGCGCAACGCGAAAAAGAAGGTCGTGACGGAGGAAGATTCAATCCAAGCGAATATCGCAAGCTTTGGCGATGATATTGGAAAGACCACCAACTGGATTACATCCATGTTTGATGTACAGGCGCAGTTCGAGAAAGGCAGCCCCGAATATGAGATACTGGATTACCGAATCAAGTGCGGGCAGCTTTTTCAACAGAATTCTATCGATAAGGCTAAAGGTATCATTGCCAAGCCTATGCCGCGAGAATGGCATGACCGTCACAGTGTCAATATGATTGAAGACCCCGAGACACGTCGAATGTACTTGAAACTGGTTGCAGACAAGAAACCGTATTTCATGCGTCTTATATATCCGATGCTGATGAAGCAATATAATACATACATAAAAAACACAAACAAGAATGCGTTGCGTGAATTCCAGATGTCTATTGATGAGATGTTGGCATTGCCTGCTTCTGAGCTGACAGAAAGGCAGCGCGACTTCCTTCGATACTATCACAGCCGTATGCCGGTTGGAGATAATGATTGCGTAATGAATCGTATTTGCCGCAGATTCGAAAAAGAGTTTGACGGATATCTCGGCAGACACAATGCAGACGTAGAGTTCGACTACACGATTATGAAGAGTGGTGTTGAATACAGCCGGTCACAGTATAACGCAATTCTCAAGCTCTACGAGAATTACAACAAGCGGTTGCGCAACTACGCTGTGTTTGCGAACTATGAGCGAGTTGACGAATACGATGCATTCTCCCATATGCTTGAGATGCGCACTGAATTTACTCAGGAATGTACAAGAGTTTGTCAAAATCGCTTCGCCCTCTGCGACATTGTTTTGGATATCTGCTATAAAAAGAGTTCGACAAAGCGTTTTGCGTGGGAGATGTGCGGCGACGAAATTATCCAAAATCTTCTCGCCAGAAATAATGGCATCCTGTCATACCCCACATTGGATGCTGATGGTGAAATCACCTTTGGGGGTAACAAGTTTACAGTAAAACAAATGACGATTGGGGGAGACGAATGAGCATAGTTCTCAATGAATATGAGTGGGCAGAACGAATGGTGAACAACCATGAGCTTGGCAAGAAGCCCATCGAAACACTTAGCCGTGTGGCAAAATATTATTACGCAAACCAATATAGCAAAAAAGAAGTTCGAAAACTTCTTGACTCTTTTCTCACACAGTGTGACCCGTCGGTATCTCTGGTACACTGGTCTGACACATTGGACAGAGTTGCCAAGAGCGTCGATAAATTTCCGATTATTTGTTTGGATGGAATCCGAATTACACAGAAAGAGCTTGAGCGAATTGAGTCTCTTGGCGGTAAGCAAGTGAGGAGGCTTGCATTTACACTTCTTTGTGTAGCCAAATACTGGGACGCAGTATCAGCCTCTAACAATCATTGGGTAAACAGTCCCGACAAGGAGATTATGCAGATGGCAAACATCAACACATCTGTGAAACGCCAGAGTATGATGTTTGGTGAATTGCGCGATGCAGGCTTTATTCGTTTTTCCAAAAAGATTGATAACCTGAATGTGCAGGTGCTATTTATGGAAGACGGCGAAACAGCTATACATATTCAAGATTTCCGTAATATCGGTTATCAATATCTTAAACATTATGGCGAGCCCTATTTCGATTGTGTAAATTGCGGCATAACTGTGAAAATCCAAGAGCCCGCAAAGGGGCGTCGCCAAAAGTATTGCCCAAGCTGCGCAGTAGAGTTGCACACCAAGCAAAAGGTCGAATCGGTCATGCGCAGAAGAAACGCCCTGAAACATGAATTATGTTGACAAAAATAACACACCTCAAACCCTTGTGGCACAAGGATTTGAAGGGTGTTTGATGGGGTGTAGTAATGAAAGAATATAAGACTCAGTATAAAACAAAAATTTGAAACAAAGGAATGATATTGAAATGATTGCTATCACATTGGCAGAAAAAGAAGCCGTTTGTAAGAAATATCCTGAAACACAGTTTGTGCGAACCATGAAGCAGGATTCCAAGCGCCATCACTACTATATGGTTGAAGCAGGCGCTGCTTTTCGTTACCTGAACTCACTGCGTGGCACGGACAAGCCAAAGGACAGAAGAAAGGGAGTGTAAGCCATTACCAGTACAGTAAGCTATAAAGAGATGCGTGACATCGTGATTGGCAAGCTGGTTGACCGCACCATTGACGATGATTACGAAGAACTTAGTGAGCGTCTGTTCGGTGAAGGCAACTGCTTTAATTCCAGTGAAGTTCGCAAAAGGATGTATGGTATGCGAGCTATCATTGAAGCCATTGAGCGCGACGGCGAAGCATCCATCAGTGACGAAGAAACCCTCTCTGCTTTAGACAGCAGACTAATTGAAATTCAAAAAGAGCGTTATAAATTCTTTGACCAGCGCAACGCACTGCATAAGTTGGTGCGCGAACGGTCGCGTCAAGAAGAGCTGAACGAAATTCTTTTTGAAGCTATCCAGTCGGGAAATCTCCCTAAACTTGACTACCAGCGTACAGAAATTTTGCCCTCAGACAATGATTTGCTTGTTAGTCTGAATGACATTCACTATGGTGCTCAAGTCAATAACTACTGGAATACATATAACTCTGATGTCTGTCGTGAAATGATGTGCAGATACCTCGACAGAGTCATCTCTATCGGCGAGACACATAACAGTGAAAACTGTATCGTTTGGGCAAATGGAGACGAAATCAGTGGTAACATTCATCAATCAATCGCAGTTACCAACAAAGAAAATGTGATTGAACAAATCAAGGGTGTATCCGAGTTAATTGCAGAATTTCTTGCTGAACTCAGCAAACATTTTAGACAGGTTATATTTGTTAGCGTTTCTGGCAACCACAGCCGTATCGACCCTAATAAAGACAGAGCGCTTACAAGCGAACGTCTGGACGACCTTGTTGAATGGTACTTGAGCGCAAGGCTTCAAAATTTCGAGAACGTCATTATTGGTACACCAGATATTCATACAACTGCTGCTGCGAATTCAGTAAAGGTCGATGAGACGATGTATCTGATTGATATTCGTGGAAAAACCTATTGCGGTGTGCACGGTGACTTTGATGGAAGCGCAGGAAAGGTGCAAGCACTTCAAACGATGGCTGGTAAACCTCTATATGCGGTTTTGTCCGGTCACTTACATCACAACAAAACGGATGAGGTTCAAGGCGTAAAGACCATCATGGCAGGAAGCTTCCTTGGTATGGACGATTACTGTGTTCAGAAAAGAATCTTTGGCAAGGCTGAACAGATGGTATGTGTATGTGATGAGAACGGCATTCGTTGTTCATACGATATTCCCCTTAAATAAATCTCAGGGCTACTCGTCAGGGTAGCCCTTATATATTCCTCTTTAGCTCAGTCGGTAGAGCGGCGGTCTGTTAAACCGTAGGTCGCAGGTTCAAACCCTGCAGGAGGAGCCAAAATGGAACGATAGCTTATGCGGTCTGAGCGGTGGTCTGAAAAACCACAGGATGAAGGTTCGACACCTTCTCGTTCCACCATATCTGGTACCATCGACGAAATGGTTAAGTCACCTGCCCCTCAAGCAGGAGGTTGTGGGTTCAACTCCCACTGGTATCACCAATCCATACGGTGCGTTAGACGAATTGGTAGAGTCACCAGCCTTTCACGCTGGAGCTTATGGGTTCGACCCCCATACGCATCACCATTTTATGGGAGAGTGGCAGAGCGGAAATTGCAGCAGACTGTAAATCTGCCGCCCTTGGGCTACGTTGGTTCAAATCCAACCTCTCCCACCAATATTGCGGAGTAGAGGAGCGGCTTCCTTGTTGCCCTCATAAGGCAAAGACACCGGTTCGAATCCGGTCTCCGCAACCAATCTATATGGCTATGTAGTTCAGTTGGTTAGAACGCCAGCCTGTCACGCTGGAGGTCGCGGGTTCAAGCCCCGCCTTAGTCGCCATAAAAATAACGAAAGTGAGGTGGCTGTAATGCCGAGAAAGACAAGACAGAATGACATCACAAGCCCCGAGCTTTTGAGTCAAGTCAACCCAGACAATATGCGATTGAAGCAGGATTTCATCTCCTACCTTCAATCTGTTCAGCGTAGTCCAAAGACGATTGCCGGATATGAAAACGATATCGACATCTTCTGGGTTTGGAATTTACAACATAATGGAAACAAGTATTTCCCGAAGATTTCAAAGAGAGACTTTGCTGCCTATCAGCATTGGCTCATCAACGACAACGGCAATTCCCCGGCACGAGTACGTCGTTTGAAATCGGCTATTTCGTCCATGAGCAATTTCTGCGAGAACATTTTGGACGATGAAGAAGATTTCAAAGATTTTCGCTCCACCGTAAGAAAAATCGAGAATCCGGCTATGCAGCAAGTTCGAAAGAAGACTGTGTGGGAAGATGAAGCATTGGATAATTTACTGACGGCTTTGCACACCAACGGTCAGCACAAGAAAGCCTGCGCTTTGGCTCTTGCCATGTGCAGCGGCAGACGAAAATCAGAATTGTGTAGATTTAAGGTGGACGATTTTAGAGACGAGAATCTTGTATGTGGTGGTGCTCTTTACAAAACAACTGAGCCATTACAAACAAAAGGATTCGGACTTGGCAAGTATATCTACTGTTATACCCTTGCCAAAAAGTTCAAACCATATTTTGATGCTTGGATGGCAGAGCGTAATGCTAAGGGGATTGAAAGCCAATGGCTGTTCCCATCGCCAAAGAACCCCACCGAACAAATGACAGAAACCACGCTCAATAGCTGGGCAAATACATTCAGCAGAATGACAGGAGAGGATTTCTACTGGCATAGTCTGCGACATTACTTTACCACACATCTTGCCAAACTCGGTTTGCCTGATAATGTCATTCAGGATATCGTCGGTTGGGATAGTGCCGATATGGTGCGTGTTTACAAAGATATCAGCGCCGAAGAACAGATATCTCAGTATTTCGATGAGAATGGCGATATCAAAGCCGATGCACAGAAGTCATTGGCTGACCTGTAAGGAAAGGATGGTGTAAAGGATGGATATCAAAAGGAATGATTTGATTGAACAGCTTGTTAAGAAACATGGCTACACCAAGAAAGCAGCTACCAGTATTGTCGATGATTTTGTTGACGTTGTGCTGGACAACCTAAGCGAAGGAAATACAGTATCTATTCGCAACTTCGGCTGCTTCGACATCTTGGAGCGCAAAGCCAGAAGCTGTCCAAATCCACAAACCGGTGAAAAGGTTGAAATTCCTGCCCACTGGGTTCCTCGTTTTTACCCCGGAAACAGAATGCGTCTGGTAGTAAAAATGTGGGAAGATAACAACAAAAGGGGGCTGATGTAATGGCTGATACCCCCAAGAGAAAGAAATTAGAAAAAACTATAGACAGTACACCGCAGAGCAATCAGAAATTTATTTGCTGCAGATGTGGTACTGCATTCAGCCGTCAAAAGGGTTATTTTCCTGTAAGCCATAGCCCGATGTATCGAGGTACGGGTTATTTGCCTATGTGCAACGATTGCATTGACACGATGTATGAACAATATCGAGATACGCTCGCTGACGACCGTGAGGCTATGCGCAGAATATGTATGAAACTCGACTTGTATTGGAATGACAACATATATGATATGGTCGAGAGAACCGCAGGTGTTCAATCCCGTGTACGAAACTACATTGGGAAAACAAACCTCGTTAAATACATAGATAAGACTTTTGACGATACATTATTCGAAGAAGCGACTCGAAATGTCGAACAGCGTTCCGATTCATTCATGTTTAATGAAAACATGATGTCGGATGACGAATATGAAGAAGACGATATGTCGTCGGTCGAACAATCGGTTATTGATTTCTGGGGTGTTGGTTACAGTCCCAGTTTTTACGCCGAACTCGAACGGAGATATAAAGACTGGACTGGCGGTTCTACCGTTTCAGACCCGAGCGAACGAGCGCTCTATAAACAAATCTGTCTTCTCGAAGCAACAATCGCCAGAGACAGTGCTAAGGGTAAGGCAATCGACAAGAACGTCAACACATTGAACGCACTTCTCGGCAGTATGAACCTGAAGCCTACCCAGAGAAAAGATGAAGCCGATGCCGAGCTTGACCATATGCCGCTTGGTGTTGGTATTCAGACATGGGAATTTCAAAGACCGCTCCCGGAAACCCCAGATGAGCTGAAGGATAAGAGCCATATTGTAAAAGAAATTACAACTTGGTTTTTAGGACACGCTTGCAAAATGGTCGGTCTGAGAAATAGCTATTGCAAAATGTATGAGAAGGCTATGGATGAATTACGAGTTAAACGTCCTGAATTGGCTGACGAAGATGACGACACATTGCTTTCTGACATTTTCGATAACACTCCATCGCTTGACGATGAGGCATAATCATGAGTAAAACACAAACAAGACGAGAGCGAGTAATCGAGGGGATGGCTGTCTGGGGAAGCTATTACCGCGAAAACATTGACGAGTTTGTAGTAAATTATCTACAACTTGATTTCTTGAAATGGTTTCAGCTTGCTTTACTTGTTATGATGAACCGCTCGCGCACATTCCTGTGGATTGCGGCGCGTGGTATGGGTAAATCGTTTCTAACCGCTATCTTTGCTGTTGTCAGATGTATTCTGTACCCGGGTACTCAAGTTGTTATCACTTCTGGTACACGCGGTCAAAGTATCAATGTTCTTGAAAAAATTCAGGTACAACTAATGCCTGCCTCACCAAACCTAAAAAATGAGATTGATTTGGACAAAACGAAATTCTCAGGGCAGGATGCAAAGGTAATGTTCAAAAATGGCAGTTACATAAAGGTTGTTACTGCCTCAGATAATGCACGAAGCAACCGTGCAAATATTCTTATAGTCGATGAGTTCAGAATGGTTAAAAAGGATACTATTGACACAGTTCTCAAAAAGTTCCTTACCAGTAGACGTATGCCCGCCTACAAAGAACTCACTGCAAAAGAGCGCAAAGCAGAATACGCTAAGGAACCCAACAAATCGTTCTTCCTATCATCTGCATTTTTCAAAGACCACTGGTCGTTCACAAAAATGCTTGATACATTCAAGCTGATGCTCGATGATAACAAGACGGATTTTGTTTGTGGATTCCCTTATCAGCTTTCAATCAAAGAAGGCTTGCTGTTCCCAGAAGATGTTGAAAGTGAAATGCTTGAATCTGACTTTAACGAAATCAAGTGGCTCATGGAAATGGAGGCACTCTGGTTTGGTGACGAGGGAGGTTCATTTTTTGATTTTAACTCTATCTCCAAAAACAGACGTATCCGATATCCTATGCTGCCAGAAAAATATGCAAATTTACTTGGCAACAATCAAAAGATAAAGATTCTCCCGAAGCAAAATGGAGAAAAGCGTATTCTTTCAGCCGATATTGCGTTGATGTCCAGCAAAAAGCACAACAACGACGCTTCGGCAATTTTTATCAATCAAATGCTACCGTCTAAATCAGGACGGTTTACAAGCAACATCGTATACAGTGAAACCTTCGAAGGACTCCATACAGAAGACCAAGCATTGGTTATCAGAAGATTATTCGAAGAATTCTCCTGTGACTATATTGTTCTGGACTGTACAGGTCTTGGTCTCGGTGTATTCGATGCTTTAGTAAGAGATAAGGTAGACCCGGATACAGGTGAAATATTCCCTGCATTGTCCTGCTGCAACAACACCGAAATGGCTGAACGCTGTACGGTGAAAGGCGCTGAAAAGGCAATTTGGGCTATCAAAGGTAGTCCCGCACTCAACTCCGAATGCGCAGTGCTTCTTCGTGAAGGTTTTAAGAGTGGTAAAATCCGCCTTCTTATTACCGAATACGATGCAGACAGTACATCATTTCCCGAAATTAAGGGATACAGTTCTTTATCCCAGCAGAAAAAGATTGATTTACAGATGCCACATATTCATACTACGCTGCTTATCGACGAGTTGGTAAAACTGCAGCACGATGAATCTGGTGGTCGTGTAAGAATTTTTGAAAAGACAGGAATGCGTAAAGACCGTTATTCCAGTCTTAGCTATAACTACTATGTTGCCACTCAGCTCGAAAGTAAGCTGAGCAAGCACCGTGAGGCTGACTATTCAAACGATGCGTTTATTTTCAAGCCTCCTAAACTTAAATGAGAAAGGTGGTGATACCGAATGGGCAACAAAACAACTACAAGTGGTTCAACAAACCAAGAGCCAAAGGCAAATAAAACCACTGATATAGAAGGTATGATTGGGATATCTCAGCGTTTCGCCTTGTTAAACAAACTGATAACAAGAGACTTAAACAACAATACAAGCACTCCCACATTCTCTCTATATTCGAAAGACAACATTACGGAATATCTCAAAAATCCGTATACATATCAACAGCAACTGCGTAGGGCTGTTACTTATATTTATGGTGCAAGCCCGCATTTTCGCAGGCTCATCCAGTATTTCACCGGTCTCTCCGATTTGGCTTATGTGGTTTCCCCATATCGAATCGACCCCAAAACTGTGAATCCCAAATCCATCAGCAGAAATTATCGCAAGGTACTCAATGCCATGTCTGCGATGAATGTAAAAACACAGTTCCCAAAGATATTAACCGTATGTTTGCGCGAAGACACTTTCTATGGCACAATGTGGGTCACCAATGACAGCATCACCATTCAACAGTTGCCGCCAGACTACTGCGGTATATCAACAATCGAAGGTAATGTGCTTAATGTTACATTCGATTTTTCATACTTCGATGGTCACGCACAGTATCTGGATTATTATCCGACTGAGTTCCAAAGCAAGTACAGGGTATATCAAAATGACCGTAGAATGAGATGGCAGGAGCTTGACTCTCCAACATCATTCGCCGTTAAGTGCAACAATGATATTCTGGATTACACTCTTCCGCCATTTGCCGGTATTCTGCGCGAGGTATACGACCTCGAAGATTACAAGCAGTTAAAGCTTACCAAAACCACGCTTGAAAATTATGCAATGCTGGTTATGACAATCGGCTTGAACGAAGATGGAGAATGGCAGATTGACCTTGACAAAGCAAAAGAGTTTTGGCGCAACCTTGACAGTGTTCTGCCAGAAGAAATCGGCTCTGTGCTTACGCCAATGCCAATCAGCAAAATCAGTTTTGAGAAGTCTAATACGGCTGATACTGATACGATTGCCGAAGCAGAACAAAATTTATTCAGCGCGGCTGGCGTATCCTCTTTACTGTTCAATAATGAAAAGGCGTCCGGCAACGCATTAGCGCTTTCCATCAAGGCTGACCAAGCAATTACATATGGAATCGTTAAGAGCATCGAAGATGTTGTAAATCGCTATATTCAAGCGCAGAGTTATGGAAAAAACTTTAAGGTCACATTCCTTGATTGCAGCCCGTTCAATAGAAAGGAGCTGGCAGATTCCTACCTCAAGGCTTGTCAATATGGTATCCCTATGATAAGTTATTATGCCGCTTCACAGGGGCTCAGTCAATCTGAACTTGACTGCATGAGCTTCCTCGAAAATGATGTCCTTGGATTAACTTCAATGTTCCGTCCATTACAGAGTTCTTCAACTCAGAGTGGTTCTCCAAGCGAGGATGGTAAAGGCGCAACCGATGAAGGCGGCGCTCCCGAAAAAGAGATTGAAGATTTGAGTGAAAGTGGTGAGCAGCATAGAGAGGATGCATAATATGCCAAAATTCATTTACGTTTTCAGCGAGCAGGAAAAAGACAAGCTTCTTGCTATGAAATACGAAATGATTAAATGTGATAAAGAAAAGCACATTTATGTATTTCTGAATAAAGAGCGACTCGATTTTGCGCTTGGTGACATCAAATACGCATTATCTGATACGCTTACATTCTAACCCACACGGTTTCTCTGTGTGGGTTTTACTATGTCCAAAGGTGGTGAAGTGAGATATGGGCGAACGAAATATGAGCATTGTATTCTCGTCCGGCATCAGTGGTATCACTGAGCGCAATTCTTCCTTTGACAGCGGTGTTCTCCGTGTGTGTTATACAGGAAGAAATAGAAATAACAGCTTCATCAGCAAGGAAACCTTTGAGCGTTGTATGCCCAGTATCTACAACTGCCCTATCGTTTGCAGATATGACAGAGAAACAGATACGATTGGCTCCCACGATATGGAACTTGTTACCGACAAAGATGGAGGTATGCGCATTGTTAATGTGACTCACCCCGTCGGTATTATTCCCGAAAGTGCCAACTTTTGGTGGGAGGAAATAGAAGACGATTCAGGGCTGCATGAGTACCTGTGCGTCGATGCCCTGCTTTGGAAACGCCAAGAGGCTTACAAGAAGATTAAAGAGGACGGTATCACCGATGAGTCGATGGAGATTTCCGTCAAGGAAGGCGAGATGGTTGATGGCGTATATGTCATCAAGCGTTTCGAATTTACCGCATTTTGTCTTCTTGGTACAGCGCAGCCTTGTTACGAATCAGCTTCACTTGAACTGTTCTCACGTGACGACTTTAAGGTTCAGCTTGCTGAAATGATGCAGGAATTTAAGGAATCATTTACATCGGTACAATCCTCAAATGAGGTTGTCATACACCCACAAAATAATTCGGAAGGAGGAGATGAGGTATTGGAACAGAAAATTGCACTTATGGCAGAGTTCGGTCTGACTGCTGAACAGCTTGACTTTAATCTGGAAGACTTCACAGTTGAGGAGCTTCGTGCAAAGTTTGAAGAAATGAAGACCCCCACATCTGAACCTGTGGTTGAACCCACTGGAAATTTTGCACTTGCTGAACAGTTCCGCGAGGAACTCATTAACGCATTGAGCACCGAAACAGTAGAAACTTGCTTCGGTACGATGACTCGTTATTGGTATGTTGATTACGATAACGAAGCTTCTGAGGTTTATTGCTATGACACAGAAGACTGGAAACTTTACGGTTTCACTTATTCCATGGATGGTGACAACGTAACTATCAATTTTGCCGAAAAGAAACGCAAGAAGTTCTCCATTGTCGATTTTGATGAAGGTGAACAGACTGCCGCTTTTGCCGCTGTATTTGCTGCAGTTACTGAAAAGTTCAATGAAAGCAATACACAGTGGGAGCAGAAGTACCAGACCGCCTCCGACACGATTACGTCTATGGAGAGTGAGCTTGGCACTTTACGCCAGTTTAAGACAGAGACCGAGGACGCCATCGCAAAGGGCGAACGGGATGAAGTCTTCGCTCAGTTTGAAGACTTAGTCGGCGTCGAGGCATTTGAAAATCTGCGCGAGCACAGCACTGAATATTCCGTAGAAGACTTGGAAGAAAAGTGTTATGCAATCCGTGGCAGAAATGGTTCTGTCGCAAAGTTCTCTTATGAACCCAAGGCACCTAAGTTGCCTGTTGAAAAAACCAATGTAACGCCTGAGCCTTATGGCGGCGTGTTTGCCGAATATGGGATTACTCCCGGCAATCAACATAATTAAATAACACACAAGGAGGAGTCGATTATGGCTTATACAGTTATTCGTACCGACCTGATGAGCGGTACTAAGCAGCCCGCCGACCTTGTCTCTCTTCGTTTCTATGATGCAGAAGGCAAACAGGCGGAAGTTGAAAACGGCGTTATCGTTGAGCTTCAGGGTTATGAAGACGGCGAGCGCGAAGTGATGAAGGCTGTTGCCGCATCTGCCGGCGCAGACCTCAATGAATGTGCCATCGTTGCTGGCGTTGAAGTCATGTATGATGAGCGCAAAAAGAATTTGGATGAATATATCAACGAGGCTGGTAAGGCAGTTCGTGGTTATATTCCCCGCAGCCGCAATATGTTCGCTGTTACTAAAGATGGCTTCGTAGGCGGCACTGTTCCCGCTAAGGATGCCGAAGTTGGTATTGGCGAGGGCGGTAAGATTGATGCCGCAGGTACTGGTCTGGGCAAGTGCGTTGATATCGAAGTAGTTGGTCGTTACACCTACTATGTTATCAAGATTGCCAAGACAGAAGCTTAATTGAAGGAGGTGCACTAATATGGCTGAAATGAAAGACATTGTTAAGGTTGCTGTTGATGCCTACCACGGTAATGTGGAGCAGTATTCCGTTGGTCAGTCTATGGAGCTTATGCATAAGGCTCTGGTTGAAGCTAACGGCGGCAGCACCGTTCTGAACTATAAGAACATTCGTGACGGTAAGTGCAACGGTCTCTTTACTCTTATCGAGGAAGTGCTGAGCCGTACCGTTGTTGAGGGTCTTCAGGGCGATGAATATTTCAACGCTCTTGTTGATTTCCGTAACGTCGCTGAGGGCGACAAGAACATCTTCGAGGTAGAAGACAGTAATCTGTTTATCGTTTCTGAGGCTGCTGATGGTACTCAGGGTATTCGTCGTCAGCGTCTGAGCGGCACCAGCGAAGTGTCTATCCCCACTTCTCTGAAGGTCGTTAAGATTTATGAAGAGCTGAACCGCGTTCTTTCCGGTCGCGTTGACTTCAACTTCTTCATCAACAAGGTTGCTGAGTCCTTCCGTCAGAAGCTGCTCAACGACATCTATACTCTCTGGAGTAATGCTACTGCGCAGGACTTCGGCGGTGTTACATATTTCCCCGCTGCTGGTGCTTACGATGAGGAAGCACTGCTTGACCTG